TTGTTCCAGTTCTTCTTTGGTTAAAGGCATGTCGCCCTCCGTTTTGTGGTTTGGTGCAGGCTGTTCCTGCGGTGTGAATAGAGCTTTGAATTTGTTAGCCACGACTGCGACCCACGACTCCTGGCGCGCTACTGCGGTGCCGGTATCGTCGAAGGTGATAACTCCGCCCTCAGACTTGTACCCAAACACCTCAGCAGTTCCGCCGTTGCGGATGATTACCGCTTGCGAGTCAGTGAAGTCAGCAATCCAGGCGTATTCATCCTGGCCCGCCGCAAACTTCGCTTTGGCTGCGCGATCGAGACGCTGTTCGCGCTCCCGGTAGGATTCGCCAACCAGCGCGCCTGAGTTCGCCTTAAGCGGTTGCGCCAGATCAGCGTTAACCATCAGGCCCACGCCCTGCTCTGGTGTCGCCGCACCAACCTCATGCAGCAGAATGGCGTCATGGTCCATGCTGTGAATCTTCGCCACCCACTCGGCGCCCGTAGCTCTCTGTTGTTCGTTAGGCTCAAGCTGGTCGAGGAAAGCGGCGACACTGGTATGAATGGGCGGAACGTCATCGCCACGCTCAATAGCTGCGACGCGCTCAAGTAGTTCTCGCCCGCCTTCCGACTCTTCAGCTCGAGCCACATCCACCCATTTTTCTACGTAGATACGATTGCCGGACTTCTTAACGTTACGGTTCCACGCGCCTACGTAGCCGACGTTAAGACCTTCAGGAGAGAAGGCCGACACGAACTGACCGTTAACCTGTGGATGACCCAGCGGCGCGAGCGTGCCTTCCAGCCCCTGATAGTGGGCGTTTATTTCATCTTCTGTGTACAGCCCGCCATTCATGACGACGTTCGCCGGCAGCGTGTAGCTCGGCAGCACCAGGTGCTCACGCCCGTTGTGCGTTTCGCGCCGGATTGACTGGCTATTCACCTTCGTGGTGATGTTGACCTGCATAGGCATAGTTATTTCTCCGCCCAGGCGTAACCGCGCGCCTGCATCGATTTATATTCCTGTTTGAGTTTCGTAATGGTGTCCGGGTATTCCGGATTACCGTCCGCATCCACCAGCACCGACTGCTGGCTGCATTTGCAGTTGATGGAATTGCCATCCTTGCTGTACCAGTCACGGGCCTCTTCATTGGTGTAGAGGTGGGCGTGACGCACTGCATGGGTATGTCGGGTGGTCAGTGACAGCGCCGAGATGTGAACCAGAAGGGTCTTCAGGCCGTAAAGGTCATTCGCCTCCTGGTCTTCATCCCACTTAGCCCGGCGCAGCGCGGTAGTCACTTCAGTGCGTGCTATACGGTTTGCCCTGCGTTTCTCGATGCCTGTCTGGTCTGTCAGGTTGCGGGCAATATCCAGCGGATTGAGACCACGCCCCACGCCATCAGTCAGCACACGCGCCATATCGCGCTTAACGTCAGCCGTCAGCCCCTTCATTTCCTCAAACACACGGGCATGCACCAGCGCCATGCGTTGCTGATACGGGTCGCTTGCTAGGATGGACGCCAGTGAATCGCGCCCGGCTGCGTACACCGGGGATTGCTGGCTGAGGTTGTAGAACGACTGCCCGGTCCCTTTCTCCGAAGCCAGATCGATGTACTCGTAAAACCACAGGTCGTTATCGCCACCCTCAAGCAGCACCTGATCCACCAGGTAACTGGCATCGTTCAGGATGATGGAGAGCAGCGTTGGGTTTAGGTGGTATTCGTATCTGGCGTTTACTGCGAGGGAGGAAGGTATTTTGTCGAGTGCTGATTTGTACGCTTTGCCAATCTTATTCATTCGCCTGGCGAAGTCTTTCATTGCCCGGCGCTCCAGCGCATCGGCTCCGGTCGGATCCTGATAGTTACGCGGCAGAATCGGCGGCTTCGTCTTCTTCGTCGCCATCCTCTTCTCCTAACGGCTCCTCGTCATCATTGTCATAGCCCGCAGCCGTGCGAATCTCTTTACGACTGAATGCTGGCTCTTCGCCGCTGCCCTGCATGGTCTGGTTAATCTCGCCCATGGTCTTGGCGTTAGTGAGCTTCTCAGTACCGGTCTGTTCGTTCAGGTCATCCCAGATAACTGCTTTCTGGCTGACGGCGTCGATGATTTTCAGGTCAATAAGCTTGTCGCAGAAGTCCTCTATTTCGAAAGAGAGGTCTACACGGCGCGACTGGCAGCGAGCGTTGAAATACTTCTGATCTTCGGTGCTCGAGCGCTCAGCCTGCTGGTTGCCAACCAGAATACGCGTAGGAATATCAACTCCTGCGGCGGCTGTTTGCAGGTTAACGTCATAGGTTGGAGACGGGTCAGAAACCGGAGAAACGAGGGAGGTTACGCTGGCCCCCTGGAGAGAAAGAAGCACATCATTTCCGCGATTCATCTCGCGTGCAGCGTCATTAAATTTATCCTGCAACTCATCTACTTTAACGCCGTACATAGATGCAATGCTGCCAAAGTCGATTTCCTTGTCGAAACTAAGTGCTAACTGGCGAGCGGCGTTCTTCAGGAATGACTCACCAGACCCGCCCTCTACCTTCTCCAGGCTCACAAAGGCGTTATAAGCTGGCTCAAGGAAGCCAATAGCATCGTCTGAGTAATCACCAAGGATGAAAACGCGATCGGGGTGGATATTGACGCGGCGAGTTGAACCATTCGGCAAGCGTTCGGCGTACTGCCACATTTTCGGCTGACCGTAAGTCTTCGAGTTCAGCCCAGCGTCCCACTCGCTCACCGTTAGCGATCCGGCCCACGCCACGGAAACCTTCTGCAACCCTCGACCTTTGGTAACCGGAAGGTTCCAGTCTTTTTCATCGCGGACGTGCAGAAGGATGCCTGCATAACGACCGACAAGGCGACGACGATCCGCCTCGGCAAATGAGCGCCAGAACCGGTTGTTGAATACCTGCTTTGACTTGTTTTCCCAGGCGGTTTCGTTTTCGCTCTCGTCGGCATCGTCACCCTCGATGATTTCCGGGTTAGTCTGCCAGCATTTGCCCACCAGCTTCTCAACGGCACCGTGAGCGATACCACCGCGACGGTACAGGGCATAAAGGTTTTCGTAGGTTACCTGCTCAGGGAAGCCATACTCGCACCATGCAGAATGGCGCTTGTTGTCCAGACCCATCGTTGGTGCCAACAGCCCCATACGGGCGCGCGCCATCCGCGCATCGTTCAACGCATGGTTGACGGCGAGAGTTAATTTGTCAGTCATGGTTTTTCCGTTTGGTTAGCGAAGGCGTTTCGGAATCATCATCCCGGCCATCTGGCCCTTACGCTTAATGTGACCGTCGAGGCTGTAGCGGATACCGTCCCAGCAGTGCTCATAGCCATCGGCGAGCTTCGGCAACACCTCACCGGTGATGCGGTCCGTTTTGTACGACCACATGCGAGCCTCACGCGCCACGTTCTTGCAACGCGGGTGGATAATGATTTCGTCGAAACCGCGGAGATGGGCGATACCGTCCTCAACGCTCCCCTGCCATTTTTCGGCGGCTGAGATGTTGAAGCCCTGCCGCTTGAGATAGCTGATCGTCTCGGGTCGAGCGGAATCGGCCTTGATGGGCCAGTCACGTGCACCTGGAATCGTATCGTACAGCTCTGGCATATGGTCGAGCTCTGTCTGCTGACCGTATGCCTCGTATTCGATGTACAGCCGGTTGTGCAAGATGAACGAACGCACCAGCGTGTTAGGGTCTTTGGCGAAACCGAAGTCGGCACCGAAGAACAGGCGCTCAGCTTCTTTCCAGAGGCTTTCCGAGAACTCAGCGATCCGGTATTTACCGGCCAACACCTGCTTATCAGAGTTTTCGAGGTAGGCGCCTTCCCACACCCATGCGTATGTCGCCGGGTCGAGGCGTCGCTGATCGTTCTGTCGCTCACCTTCCAGCACTTCAGGGAACCACGGGTTATCCGTGTAGTTCATCTCAACGGTGATGCAGTCGTCACCAGCCTCTTTGCGGAAACGCTTGTCCGTGGCGCTACCGTCGCGCTCCGGGTTCCACGTCACCCAAATCTCCGATCCCTCTTCACGAACGGTCGGGCTCAGCTTCTGCCAGGCTATTTCGCTGACTGATTCAGCCTCATCTACCCAGCAAAGCAGGATGCGCGCTTTCGACTTGATGCTGTCGAGGTTATGCCGCAGACCGCAGAATACGTAGTTAACGCTCTTGTCGATGGTGCGGATGTACTTCTCGCCGATATCAAAGTTGGCGGCCAGCCAGGGAACAGACAGGATCGCCTGTTTCACCTCCTGCATGCTCGACTCTTCCAGCGAGTTCATGAATTCACGCGCGCAGAGTACCACCCCGCTTTCACCATTCATCATCGACTGATACGCCTTTACGGCAGTCATCAGCGCGAATGTGCGGGTCTTGGCGCTGCCACGTCCACCGTGCGAGCATCGGTAACGCTTATTCACGGCGGTGAACAGTGGCGCAAGCTTCGCGGGGATCGGCAATTGAACGGCGTTACTCATGCTTTGGCTCAACAGGCAGTAGCTGGATGATTGTTGGCTGCGGCGTCATGCTGCCATCAGGGCTTGTATGCTCGACTTTCTGGCGATTAGTGTAGGCATCGCCCATTTCTTTGGCGGCCTGCTCGATAAGCTGCGAGGTCATGCCGTAGTTCTTCATCTTTTCAGCATTGGTCGCCATTCGGTCGAGAACGCGCAATCGGTACGCTTTATTTGCGATCGGGATGTCGGCGATCTCATTCTGGAATCGTTTACGGGTAGCGTTGAACAGGTCAATCCACTTCTGGCTCAACTTGGCCGCCATTGCGTTGCCGGGCGTATATTGCGACACCTGCTGCCGCGAGACATCGATGCCGTATTCAGCCTTTACAAGCTCAATGACTTTTACTGGCGGCTCGTAGCAGGCGAGCGATTGAACGATGAAGGCTTTAACCTCTGTCGATAATGCTGCCATCGGTTACCTCCATGACAATCCTAATAAAGTCTATGCCAGCTTCAACATGCACGTCCCGCATGATCTGGCTATATCGATGTGAGCCACTTCTGCTGGCGCATTGGCCGCATCAACGAGCTCCTGTACTTCTTTGCTGGCACCGTATCTACGTACGACACCAGTGAATTCTTCGACGTCGTGACCGCGCAGTGTGAGCACTGGCTGCCCGGTATCTTTGTTGAACTTGGGCGCACCGAAATCATCGGTGGCCTGGGCGATGTGGTAAAGCTCATGCTCTACCAGAGCGCAGAATTCGAGGTCGCTGCATTGTGAGCAGTAATCGGCTGCCAGCGTGATGATGAACTTCGGGATGCGCCCGAACCATTCATGCATCTGCTGTTCCATTCTGGCTTTCTGCCAGCCACCGGCGCGTAGCATTACCTGTTCAGCCTGACCGAGAACGTAGCGCCCTTTCTTCGAGAATGAGTCAGACGCCCACATAAAGCACAGATCAGCTTCAAGCAGGTGCCCATGGTCTGGGTTATGGATGCTGCCGGTATCGGTCAGGATTTGGCGGTTTATCCACTCATACACTTCGTTAGCAGGGATCAGCCTGGTGTATGGCTGCCAGTTGTCGGAGGCGATGAAGTTAACTGGCGGATATGGCCTGCGCTCGTCATCGTTAGCCATGGATTACTCCGTCGTTTGTTCTGCTGGCTGCTCTACAGGCTCAAACAGGAAGTCATCAATGCTGTCCTGGCTGAAGTAGCGCCATTTGCCGTCATCCATTGCCAGAGCGACATAGCCATTGACGATCTCAGGCTGGCTGCGGGTCATGAGCCCCGTAAAAGACTCTTTGGATTTTTTGGTGATTGTGATTCTGTAAACGGTAGCCATTTCGTTCTCCACGTGTCGCAGCTGTTGCCCTGCTTCTCAGAAGTGCTTAGCCACTTACGGCTTACCCGTCAGCAAGATGTGATCACCATCCTTGCGGGGTTACACAGATCATTATCTAAGCCCCTCAGTGAAGGGCTTCTGTAATGCCGCTATTTGCCGACGCAATTCTGCGTTGGCTACCCCGCTTTCGCTTCCATCAGCGTGACCATGTCAGGGTCCATCTGGCTGACGATCCGTTCACGAGCGCAATTGAGAAGCTTCTTGCGGCCACCGACGCCCCACTTATTCATTGCCCGGGCACATGCGCTGACCTCTTTGGTCTCATTGGCGATCAGCAGGTCAAGCCGATTCAGACGAGACATATTGGTGATGCCGTTAAGTACCGCCTCCCGGAATGTTTCATAAACGCGGATTTCAAATTCAGGCCTAATCCATGCCGCATAGCGAATAGCTAACAACTCGGCAGCCCAGACGCCTTGGTTAACACCACCATTCACAATGTTAAGTGATTGATTTTCTTCCAGACGACATTTTTGTCCTCTGGAATCCAGTGCAGAAACAAAGCGCTTTACCGCCGCACTTCGTATGAATTTATTCGGCCTCTGTGATTCTGTCGCCTCACCATTGGCAACGGCTGCTGCATGCAGATCGTTCAGGTTATATCTCCCTGCGGAGTCAACCCGGACAGAAATGCCGTAGACATTCACGGTTTGTTTTGTCATGTCGGTAATTACCTTTTAGTGATGAACCTTGTCTCACAGGAAATCCGGCCCTCAGAGGCTCCGACAGCCAGCCGGCATCCTCAAGGGTCATCCTGAAAGGTTCTGAGTGGTGAAGTGCGCGTGAGATGCGCGGTGAAATTCAGATACAAAAAAGCCCCGCCGATGCGAGGCTGTGAGAATTTGCTACGGTTAAAGTCCAGAGGAGAGACTGTGTCAGAACCTCAGGGATGAGGCTCTATTTCCCATGGGTCTGCTTATCCCATTCCTCGCGGAACTTGGATGGGTTGTCGAAACCCTGGGTGCATTGATTATTTTGCATGCTACCTTTCCTCTTCGATTTTTCGGATTGCAGCTTTATCCAGATTGCACTGCCCCAGCGCCGTGTAGAGCTGAGCGTTTAACTCGAGACTTGCCTGCCATGTGAACGGAACCACCATTCCGGGGATCGGTGTG